ACAAAACTATCATACGGCCAAACAGCTTTATGAAACAACGACGCCAATCCGTGGTAGCGACATACGCCCCATGGCGCAACAAACAAACAAAAACCAGACCATAGTGGGGGGGCGAGATGAATATGGCGACTACTACGCAGCCCGCCTCTACAACACGAATGTGGTTCGTTATTACCAGAACGGAGATATCAGCTTACACCACGACGGGCACGAAACAGCCTCAACAGCGAGGTTTATTTGGGCGGTCAGCGGTTTTTCCTGTTCTCTGTTGGGCCATTATATTTGGGTGCGGACGGGCGACGACTTATTTATAATCCCACCCCAAGGGCTCCACCTAAAAAAACCCACGCCAGAACACCCATACTCCCGCCCAACCAACCCGGTGCAACTGTATGCACGCAGCTACAACAGGGAGACCACCAAGCGCATCAGGGCGCGAGTAAAGCCGGTACTGGACTACTGTAAGGTTATACTAAAGGTGGGGGTGGGGCGTTCGTACTGGCCCGTGAATGGGGATTTGGTAGCCAAGATGTTCGCTGGTGAACCACTGGATACGCCTGAGTTAGCGGCGCTGTTTAATTCGGGATACGGAGCACTAGAGGCGCTGTACAGTGCTGCTGTTATGTATCGCTTTTGCACCGAAGACGAACTCTACATTTATACGCCGTATCCAATAGGTAAATATAAGAAAGGACTGGTAATGCTATGAGAGAAGACGAAATGGAAGCGCTGCTCCGGCTGGATAACGCGGGGTTAAGCGTGGTGCGCGAACAGCAGTTTGCTGGAGATGATTGGTATACCGCATCTATACGACTGCCCGCCGATTATCAGATCACCAACCGGCATGATGACTCTGGGCAGATGTTCTTATTCCACGGAGAAGGAGAGACACGACAAAAAGCAATAGCTAGTGCATGGCAGAAGTATCAAGAATTTGCGTCCACCGATGTCGGCATGAAGGCAATCCAATACGCTGATGGCAACGGTCAGACGATGTTCCGGATGTAGCAGAAGTAAGAGAGAAGAATTACCCAACGTAGTCAAACTTAGCCGCAATGCGGCACATAAGGAGAGTAAACATGAGCACCAGTAAAGCAATCGATCTGCGCACCACCGTTTCCCTGCAACAAGCCGAAGCCCTGATCCTCGCTGCCGGACGTGAAGTGACGTTCATGCTGCAGGGCCCGATGGGTATCGGCAAGTCGTCTCTGTTGGTCAGCATGGCCCAGAAGCTGCCGGAGTATGAGGTGGTCTACATGGACATGACGACCAAGGACTTGGGTGATATCAGCGGCGTGCCGAAGGTGGAGACCATCAATGGTGTGGACGTCACGATCTTCGCCCCGAACAGCGAACTGCGGCTGCACTCCAACAAGCCCGTGCTGCTGATGCTGGACGAGTTCGGTAAGGCCATGCGCCCGGTGCAGAACACCTGCCTGCGTTTGATGCTTGAGCGCAAGATGGGTGAGTACGCCCTGCCGGAAGGCAGCATCGTGTTCGGTACGACCAATCTGGTCGGCGAAGGTCTGGGTGATGCGATCCAGCCCCATGCCCGTAACCGCTTGAGCTTCGTAACTGTCACGTCGCCGGATGCGGATGCGTGGTGTGATTGGGCGATGAACAACGGCGTCCAGCCGGAAGTGATCACTTGGGTGCATGAGAACCCGCACTGCTTGGCGTCGTTTGCTGATGGTTCGCAGAAAGACAACCCGTATATCTTCCACCCCAACAAGCCTGCTTCGGCGTTCGTGACCCCGCGTTCGTTGACCAAGGCCAGCCACATCATTAAGCACCGTGGCACGTTGGGTCTGGATGCGACGACAGCGGGTATTGCTGGCTGCGTGGGTGAGTCTGCGGCGCGTGACCTCATGGCCTTCGCTGATTTGGCCGACAAGCTGCCGACTTGGGAGCAGATCATCAAGACGCCCGAGAAAGCCAAGGTGCCGAAAGACGGCGATGCGACCTCCTCCTTCATCACGGTGTACAGCGCCATTGGTCGGGTGGAGAAGGACACAATGGACGCGTGGTTGAAGTATTGCCAGCGCCTGCCGATGGAGTTCCAAGCGGTGTTCTGCACCAATGTTGTCAAGAACACAACCAAGCGCACCGTGGCGATCTCCAACCGCGAGTTCGTTAGCTGGGCGACAAAAAATCAGTTTCTCTTCGATTAAGTAATACTTCTTTTGTGTATGGGGGTGGGGTATGAGTGGGAGGATGTTCAAAAGGTGGTGGCCTATGAAGTTAGTAACAGGAGATTATGTTTTGATCGACTCTCATGCTACTTATGAGTCTCAACTCTACCCCACCCCCATGCCAATTGATGAAGCAGAGGCACTAGCGAAGTTGCTCAACGCAGCGGAAGAGGAGTAGATATGGCCGTGATGAAGCGAATTAAGAGATCGAGACGGACGGGGTTTTATTGTGAGAGCCGGGGTGATGGGACTGCGTATATACGCCAATACAGACATGGCCTCAAATGCAATAAACCTGTGCATCCTGACCCAATGCCCATCGAAGAAGCTGCGGCGTTGGCTAAGTTACTGAATGCAGCGGAAGAGGAGTGAAGATGAAAATCAAAACGCAAGACCTTGAAGGCAGCGCCCTTGATTGGGCGGGGGCGAAGTGCTAGACGAGTTGAAGGGGAAATAATGGAAAACGAGATTGTAGAAATTATTTCCACCCAAGGTGAGTGGGGCGTATGGCCGGTTAGCGTGAGCGGTATACCCTATGGGGTTATATATGGAGGTCCGGACTACGAGCATGTGTGGACCCACCGACCCTGTATGCCCTACCCTGAAGCAGTTGCGATGTGTAAGTTGATGAATGCCGGGTTGGGTACGAAGAGGGGGTGATCATGGCAAAAGTAATCAGAATCGTACTGGAAGATGGGCGGGAGTATGGGCTGGTTTCTGATCAACACGGTAAAGGGCTTGACCCGGGCGTAGTACACCCCGCCATGCCAATTGCGCAGGTGGAGGCGATGGTCAAAGTAATCAACGGTATCGAGGAGCAAGCACGAAAGGAGAAACGCGAAGAGGAAAGACTGAAGCGGGAGCAGCAGAAGAAACAGTTACAGGCGGCAAACAAAGCGCTGGGATTTAAGTAGTTCAACAACAGGAGAGTAAACATGAGCACCAATAAAGCAAGCAACACCGCAGGAATGACGCTGGAGCAACGGCTGCAGAAGGCTAACTTCTCGGTCATTCAGCACATCAAGCATTGCGCAATCAGTGGCGTGGTGATGTATGGCAAGACCCACATCATAGACGATCCACAGATCACCGCCTACACCGACGGTCGTGACATCAAGTACGGTCGGCCTTTCATTGAGGGTCTGTCGATGGAGGAACTGCGCTTCGTGGTATTGCACGAGAACTATCACAAAGCGTTTCGTCATATGACCACATGGAAAAGCCTCTGGAAACAAAGCCCGCAGTTGGCAAATATGGCCTGTGACTTCGTGATCAATCTGGCGCTGCACGATCTGGACGCGGGCGAGGGTTTCATCAAGCTGACCCCCGGGGTCTGTATGGACGAGAAGTATCGTGGCATGGACGCAGGTGCGGTGTTCCGTGATCTAATGAAGAACGCTCAGAAGCAGAAAGGCGGCGGGGGTAAGGGCCACGATCAACACGGCTGGGAAGATGCCAACCAGATGTCCCAAGAAGAGCAGCAGGCGGTTGCAGCAGAGATCGACCGGGCGTTGCGTCAGGGTCAGGTGTTGGCGGGCAAGCGTGCTGGCGGTATGGACCGCGCTCTCGGTGAGTTGTTGGAGCCCCAGATTGACTGGCGTGAAGTTCTGCGTGAGTTTGTGACGTCCATCTGTTCTGGCCGCGATATGTCAACGTGGCGGAAGGTCAATAAGCGCCATGTGGGTCGTGGGGTATACATGCCCGGTAGCTACAGCGAGGCCGTGGGGCGCATTGTGATCGGCGTCGATACGTCGGGTTCCATTGGTGACGCGGAGTTGGCCGAGTTCATGGCGGAGGTCGTAGGGGTGTGCAAGGCCGTGTCTCCGGAAGTGGTTGATCTGCTGTATTGGGACACCGCTGTGGCAGGCCATGAGAAGTATGGTGTTACCGAACTCGACCAGATTCCCTCCAGCACCAAGCCGAAGGGCGGCGGGGGTACCGATGTTGAGTGCGTGTCGAACTACATCCGCGAGAAAGACCTGAAGCCCGAGTGTGTTATAATTCTCAGCGATGGGTATTTGGGTGGTGGGTGGGGTGAATGGGGCGGTGTGCCGGTGTTGTGGTGCATTGCAGGGAATAAGGTAATTGCCCCCGTGGGGAAAACTGTGCATATCAATTGAGGTGACTAATGCGAAAAACACATGGTATGTCGAGCGCGGTTGCGCTTGGCCGGGGGCAAGCAAGCATATATAAAATATGGAGCAACATAAAACAGCGGTGTCATAACCCACAAAACCCGCGATATAAAGACTATGGGGGGCGCGGGGTTACCATGTGCAAACGCTGGCGCGATAACTTCGAGGCGTTTCTTTTGGATGTTGGTGATCGGCCCGATGATCTAACCATTGACAGGATAGATAATAATCGTGGATATACCCCCAAAAATGTGCGTTGGGTTAGCCGTGCCGACAACAACCGTAATAGCCGTAGGTGCGTAATGGTTGAGATCAACGGGGTTAAAAAGCCGATAAATGTGTGGTGTCGGGAGCACAGAATTCCTTACGTTACGTATAAAGCCCGTAGACGTCTTGGGTGGGATATTGTGCGAGCAGTGTCGACACCACCAAGCATTGCGCATAGGAATAGGTTTAAAAAGAAACACATCAAGTAAGACCAAACCCCCCGCTTCGGCGGGGGCCCCCAATGGGAACCCAATACCATGACTGAAGACCAAGTCCGGGCTATGTCCGACGAAGAAGTATTAGCTATGTGCAAAATGATGGGTATAGGTGTGCACTACGACTCGACGTCCATACTGCAAAAGTGCACCCTGCAACACAAAACTCACCCATGCGGCTGCGACGGTAATGGGTATAACGCCACTATTACGTCCGGTATTTCCCTGCAACACGCTTGGTGGAGATTCACCCAGAAATCCAACGGGGTGCGTGTGCGTTATGTCTCCGATGAACCCGAAGAGGAATATGCAAAATGGCTCACTCCGTCGAAGAAATAAAAGCGTTGTGTAAAGTAATGAACATCGAGATTTTTCGTGCGGGGGGTAGTCCCGGTAAAACATACGTTATCGGGTTATTCCAAGATGCTTCTGCGCACAACCGCCTCGGTTCGGGCTCGGGCAAAAACTATGACGAAGCGCTTGTCGATGCATGGGGTGAATTTTTACGGGTGCATGGCCGCATATGACCCACACCTGTGAAGAGATAGAAGCCCTCGTGCGGCTGATGGGGTTTGGTTTGATGCACCGTGCTGGAGAGACCAACATGCATCATGCTGGAGAGACCAACATGCATCATGTCTATATAACCACGCCCATAACACTGGCTGGTTGGGCGCACACGGTAGACACAACTATCATCGTAGCCGAAAACCACGGCACCAGAGAACGAGCCTACGATGTAGCGTGGAAGAAATTACAGCAGTATCTGCGAGATAACCCAGCACCATGACCGAAAAAGAACTCCAGAACTACACCGAAGAAGAGGCAAAAGCATTGTTGTTGGTGATGGGGTGTCGGCTGAAGGAACATCCAAAGCACGTCAAAGAGCCCGATATTTATTACCTGTATGGGGCGTACAGCGATGAAATATTCAACCGTGGGTACTCAGACGGTATGTGGGCCGACACATATAAAGACCTATTGCAGGATGTGCTGCGCGAGTTGGATGGGACAAATGACTAAACTAACTACAAAAGAAATCGAAGCGTTGTTTGCCCTGCATGGGGTTAAGCTGCAAGATGAAACAAAACGCGGGCAAAGGATCAGGCAGTTTGACCATGACAGAGAAGAGATGGCAGATGGGCGCGTGTGGGCTTGGTGGTATACGGGGGAAAAGTTACCGGCGGAGTTCAAATCGGCGATTGATGTAACAAGCCCGGACATGCCGCCCTTCACCCCGTATGATGAACAGGTCGCGGAGTTGTGGGAGTGGTATAACCGCACGAAGCAGTGGGAGAAGCGCTATGTCTGACGACGAAATCCGGGCGTTGTGCAAGCTGATGGGGGTGAAGATCGAAGAAGATGCCCATGATACCCCCGAAGTAAACCTACACCACTCTCCCGATGGGATTTTAGACCCCGGCACATGCGGCGGTCTTACCAACGGAAAAACGCTACGCATTGCGTGGCTGCGTTACTTGTGGAAACTGGGAGACCCTGATGGAAAAGAGTGAGGGAGTAGAACTGACTGAAAAAGAGGCGGAGGCGTTGCTAAAGCTGATGGGTTGGGGGGTTGAGGCAAAAGAACTATGGAGAGCAAACTCGGCGTACTACAACTTTCGGGCGGTGCGTTCTAGTTCTGATGGTGGCGTCCATTATGCGCCGGGTGATACATATCTTGAAATGCTGAAAGCGGTGATGAAACGTGAAGACTGAACTGAGCACAGAAGAAATCGAAGCCCTGTGCAAGCTGGAGGGCATACACATTGAGAACGGGGCACCGGATGCGAAGGGGACTGTAGACCACACATGGAAACAAGTAACACCTGACGGGAAGGTTTGGTTATGGAAGTGGAACGCTCGTTCTGGGTGGGACATAGTTGGGCAGGGCAGAGCAGATGTTAATAAAAGCTATAACATTCAGATACAAACGGCGTGGAAAGATTATAATGAACGTATCAAACGCGGTAAAGTTTAATAGGCGTTGCGGGGTATCTGTGTTTGTGATATTCTTGTGGTGGTTACCATAAGGAAGCGGCATGATCGGCATATACGCAATAACCCACAACAAATCTGGAAAGCAGTACATCGGGCAGTCGGTGGATATAAAAGCCCGCTGGCAAGAACATCGAAGAATGCTCGCGCTGGGGTCGCACCATAACCCTAAACTGCAGGCACATTGGAATAAATACGGGCCGGGGGCCTTCAAATTTCACACCCTCATTGAGTGTCAAAAAACCGAATTAAACGCGCTTGAACAGAAGTATCTGGATTTAGAACCATGGTTCAACGTGGCGAAGTGCGCTACTGCACCTACGCGGGGTAGAAAGATGCCCCCGGGGTTTGGCCAAAAACTATCACAAATATTAAAAGGTAAAAAACGCACGCCCGAGCAACGCCAACGAATGTCACAAAACCGAATAGGAATTGTGTTTACCCCCGAACACCGGGCGGCGCTCCGCAAAGCAAACTTAGGAACAACAAGACCGGCTAACCGCCGCCAAGTAAAGTGTATGGAAACGGAAGAAATATTCCCCATGCTGAAAGCAGTGGTCCACAAATACGGAGGGCGACTATCGCACTTATCAACGCATTTATCTGGATGTGAAACAAGAAAACATTTTCGTGGGTTGCATTTTGTGTATGTAAACGTATCAAAAACTTGGAAACCAAGAGGAAAAAGGAGAATCAAATGAGTATAGTAAACAGTGGCGTGCTGGTTGACTTAAATATGTCCGTTTGGACCGGGAAAAAACAAGACCGCAAAGTAAGCGCCGAGGTAGATATCAATAAACAGACCCGCACTAAAGCAGGCTCGTATAATAAAAACCTGTTCGCGGGCACCGACAAGCTGGAGAAAGTCACATCCGTTGCCAGCAAAATCCGCAACTGGCACGTAACCCAAACCCTACCATGGTCCGACAACGGCACCCGGCTCCTGCCGATGGGCAACTTCTTCGAATACAAGCATCAACTGGCCCAATTCGAAACCGAGTTCAACCAAGCCGTGCAGGACTTCATTGCGGACTACTCAAGCCTTATCGCTGCGGCGGCGTTCCAGATCGGGGCGCTGTTCAACCGTGACGACTACCCCACCGAAGACCGGCTGGCGTCCAAGTTCAGTATCCGATATAGCTTCAACCCCGTACCCCTTGCGGGCGATTTCCGTGTGGACACCGATGCCGAGACCCAAGCTGAATTGAAAGAGCAGTATGAGAAACAGTATCAGCAAAAAGTTGCAGAAAGCACCCGTGATCTGTGGGATCGCCTGCATGAGTACCTGACCACATTCGCGGATCGCTTGCACAAGATGGACAACCCGCCGGAACCCGACGCCCCTACCGGCACAGACACCCAAACCGAACCCAAAGTGCGCAAGGTACCGTTTCGTGAAGCCCACATCAACAATGGGGTTGAGTTGTGCGAACTGCTGACCAAGCTGAATGTGACCGGTGACCCTGAATTGGAGGAAGCACGGCGTGATCTGGAGCGTGCGTTGTTGGGGGTGTCGGTCAAAGAGGTTCGGGACAGCGAGGGCACGCGTAAGGAAGTCAAAGCGCGAGTGCAGGACATATTGGGTAAATTTAACTGGTAGGAGAGAAAAAATGACCACAAGACTGGACCCGGTTCGACAACCGGATGGAACTTACTTACAAAAAGAAGTGTCAAGGGAGTTACCTGTTAAGGTTAGCGACAGTGGTAGCAGGAAGTTAGTGGTTACGGTGCGTAGCGACGGGGCGCTGCTGATCCGTGCTAAAGGTTTAAAACGCGAAGTCTATTGGAAACTGGACGCCCTGTACGAGAAGGGCCTTAAAGAAGGGAGATCGATATGAGTGACGATATAAAGGCGGTTTATACAATCGAAAAAGATGTGCCGGTGCCGGTGCTGCAAAAACGGCAAGCCGCCGAGAACCCACCGCTGCTGTCTACAATAAAAGAGATGGAGATTGGCGACAGTATTTATTTGGCGAGTATGAGCGTCAAAAGCGCCACTGGCTTCGCGCTGCGTGGATTAGGAAAAGGTTGCTATGTCATCCGCAAAGAACGCGAGGGATACCGCATATGGAGGACGAAATGAGCAATGAACTGCTGAGAGAGGCGCGACGCGCCTTACAGAACCACGCTGACGCAGTTACATACGACAGTGTTGAAGATGAAGTTGGACGCCGAGTATGCTGTGGGGTTACAAGTTACAAGCCCCACGAAAATGACTGTGAAATTACCACGACAATAGCCCGAATCGACGCGCACCTTGCCAGCGGCGGGTGGATTGAGTGTAGTGAGTCCGGAGCAAAGCGCAACGCCGCCATGATTCCTTACGAAAACCTAGATATGCACTTATGCACTGAACGCAACGGGAAATGGTATGCACGGCAACCCCTCCCCTCACTGCCGAAGGAGACGAAATGAGTTTCTGTAATTATTGTGGCAATAGGGGTGCTAATTTTGAGCATTGCAAATCCAAGCTGGAGGCAGTAGCTAAGTGCGAATATAAGGAAAACGAAATGACCGACACCAAGCCGACGCTGGACGAGCAGATTAAGCATCAACAAAACACGGTAAAGATTATCGAAGATTTTGATGACAAAGAATCTTTGCCCAAAGAACAAGCCATCCTCGCCAGCCTTGAAGAACTCAAGCGCATCCATGAGGCGGAAATGCCGGAGCCGGTGGCGTGGATACTCTCTTACAAAGGGCTGCTGCCTGTGCATTTGTCGATAAATGGTGGATGGAAGGTCGATGTGGTTTTGACTAATCCGTCCCGCAAGGAGGCCGATCACAAGGCAGCAGAGCAAAACGTAAGCGACTTAATGGCGGAAGTTGCTCAGACCGGCGCATTGCTTATGAAAGCCGAGCGCGAACGGGATGCGCTGATTGCCGAGAACGGAGGGCTGCGGAAGGATGCGGAGAGGTATCGGTGGCTGCGTGACAAAGTTGACCCAATCGCATATTACGAAATTGGCGTTTATCTTGGAGCAATGACCGGTATAGACGCAGCAATCGACAACGCAATCGCGGGGAGAAAGTGATGGAAGGAAGATGGATAGCTGCTGCATTTTCGTTTTTCTGTATAGCCGTTGCGGTTATTAACTCTGTAGATTCATACGGTAAGCATCAAGTCGAAATCGCCAAAATACAGCAGGAGAAATGCAAATGACCGCCGCAAAACTGAAAGAACTGGTAGCGAAGGCGACGGAAGGGCCATGGGTTGAATCCGGTGGTAACGTAAAAACGAAAGCGCATTTTTCCAAGTGGGGTAAGTCATACCTCGAAGAAGGAATGGTTAGCAAATTGGTATGTGTGCAACCACACGATGCCGAGCTAATCGCCTACCTCCGCAACCACTGCTCAGACTTCATCCGGCTGATGGAGGCGGCGGAAGAAGCTGCCATTGCGCTAAACATGGGATTAGGTCAGCAAGAAGCAAAATACGAGCAGGCGGTAACGCAAGCAGTCAAGTCCAGAGACATGCTTACGGAAGCCCTCGCCGCGTTCAAGGAGAAATCGTGAGCATTTTCGGATTTGTTGCGGGGCTGTTCACCCTATTGGTGTGGCTGGAGTACGACGGATCGCTCGTCGATGATCTGGCCCGGTGGTTGGAAAAGCATTTGAAAGTTAGTAAATGACACCTGAAGCCAAGGTCAAGAAAAAAGTTGTTGACATACTGAAGAAACACGGGGCATACTATTTTTTCCCGGTGGCATCAGGTTACGCCCGCGCTGGTATCCCAGACATCATCGTATGTATTGGTGGTAGGTTTATAGCTATTGAATGCAAGGCTGGTAATGGGAAGACGACCGCGTTGCAGGATAAGGAGATAGAGAAAATACACGCGGCGGGTGGTGTGGCGTTCGTTGTTAATGAGACAAATATCGATCTGGTGGATAGCTTGCTGTCCGGTGGTTACAAAGCCTTTTTCTGATTCCTAGCCCTCTCTCCAACCGCAAACACGGAGGCGGTTACCAGTTTGGCTGACATATACCCGAGGGCGTGCTGCTCATGATGGAGGGTAAAGCCAGACACCGTGTACCCCTTAATTAAACGACAGGAGAAGTAAAATGAAAACCAAGAAACGTAAAACGACTAAAGCGCTGGTGGAAATGATGATTGAACAAGGTCTCAACAACAAAGAGATCACGGCGAAGCTGAAACACCGCAATACCAGTTACGCCTATGTAGCAGTTATCCGTTCCCAGTACCGTGCGCGTTTGGCGGAGGAGACACAGAAAGTAATAAAAGACGCGCTCCAATTCGCGCCCAAGCAACCTGAAGTGCCCGAAGTACCTGAAGTACCTGAAGTACCGAGACCGGGGCAACTGAGCCACTGGGAGCCCGTCGTATTTACCCCGCAACCCCCGCAGAAAACAGGGTTCTTTGAGTCCATCAAGCGCTTCTTCCAGTTTGCGTAACCCATACGGAGCTTCGGCCCCGGTTTTTGGAGGCGACATGCTTTTATTCATTGCGTTTGTTTTATGCCTGATGGAAGAACCGGGCTGGGCGGCGCTGTTTCTGTTTGTTTACTGGTTGGTGGGCGATTAAAGGAGAAGTGATGATCAAAAAAATCTGCAAGCACTGCAGGCAACCGATGGACCCGACAAACAACATGCATCATTGCAAGACTGCGCAACGGGTTATCTTCGGCGGTAACGACCGGGATTGGGACATCGTGTCCAGACCCAACTACACCATTGAGAATGCCCCTATCCCAACGCCTTCGTACGAACCCACACCCTCATATGACCCACCCGCAATTGAATCGGGCGGTGGGGACAGCGGCGGTGGTGGGGCCAGTGGTTCTTTTGGGAGTGATTGAGATGACAAAGCAATTCATGAAAGACGTAATGGAAACGCCACAAAAACCCCCTAAGCTGACGAGACATCAAGCTGCGGTTATCGGTGCCTATACCGGCGTACTCTGCGGCCCGGAGCGGGACATGCTGCACTACATCAGCCAGATCATGGGGCGTGACATCCACCCAATCGAACTGACCGTGAAGGAAATCGCATGGCAAGTAATGCAGAAAGCCAAGGAAGACTTTTTTGCGCTGGCGGCGAGGGATACAGATAAGGAGAATGGAGATGGTAACTGAAGAGAAAGCGCTGGACGTGCAAGTGGGTGGCGACCACTACAAGAAGTTTAAAATTCAGCCGGTGGAGTTCATCCACGCCAACAACCTCCCCTACATTGAGGGTGCTATAATCAAGTACGCCTGCCGGTGGCGCAACAAGAACGGGGTCCAAGACTTGAACAAAATCAAGCACTTCGTGGACCTTCTGATCGAACTTGAAGGAAGAAACACGCCGCCAAAATGACTCGCTACGTCACACGGAAAGTCGACATCGAAGACCGCCTAGTTCTGGAAACACTTGCGGCGATGAATCGTGAGTGCTTCAGTCGGGCGGAGTGGTGTGGGCGAATTCGTCCTGATCGTGGTGATTGGTGGATCGTGACATGCGATGGTAAGGAAGCCGCATATGCGGGGATGGTGCCTTCAGTCCGGTTTCATCGGGCGGGGTATCTGATCGCGGCGGCTGTCTTGCCAGCGTATAGGGGGCATGGGTTACATAAGCGGCTGGTCAAAGCGCGTATCAAGCAGGCTAGGGCGTATGGGTGGACGCAGCTTTTTACGGAAACCATCAATGATAACGCCCATTCTGCAAACAATCTCATTGAGTGCGGGTTCCGGCAATTCAAACCTGACACGCCTTGGGGCTCACCATATGCAGTTTACTGGAGACTGAAGTTATGACAACGCACGGAGAGAAGCTGGAAGCCGCTGTCGCATACCTGCGCAGTAGGAACAAGTACATTACCGATGAGAACTGCGATTTCGTCCCGACCAACCGCGCCAGCACCGACGTCGCTGACACCATACGCGACTACAAGATCGAGATGGAAGGCGGGAGCCGGATGAAGCTGGTAGGTAGGGGGAAGAAGTGAAACACAAACCCCAAGATCGCTATGCCCTGCTTCGGGCGATAGAATACAAGCACAAACCAAAAGCACAGAGTGACTTCCACGACCGGTACTACAAATCGTTTGGCAGATGTTTGCTGCAGGAGTATTGGTTCACGGCGGAGGATGCGATGGCATTTGGTGAGGGCGGAGGATATGGGATGACCGATGAACGACATTGAATGGGCCGCTTTGATTGTAGCTGCCTGCGCGACATCGTACGTGTTGGGTTTATGTGCGGGCAGTCAAGAATGTAGATCGGGCCCACTACCGGACCTGTCTTTTATACAACGTCACTTTGGACTAATGAGGAATCTGTAATGAGCGCAAAAAGCAGTGCATGGTTAAACGAAGAAATGTATCGTATCAACGGCGTGCACTTGGTTTACAGAACTATCACGCTGGGCGATATCCCCCACCACGAAATCCGAATGCCCGGTATTGGCTGGATGCCCGGAGTTGACGAACGTAAAGTCGCCCGTGGTATTATGGCTGATCATCTCAAACGTCGCTGCCACGAACTGGGCTGGGAATTTGTACCCCCCTCCAAGAAACGCCTCGCAGCATAACTCCCCATGAAACACCGCACGAAGAAGCACGCGCAGCCTGAATTTAAAAACAATAGAGAGCAAATGAAGCTCAATATGGCCGCGCGGAAACGCCTTGAAGAAATACGAGACGAGGAAGACGAAGATGAAATCGAACAAGCTGCAAGGCGATACGAGCGAGACCCAGACCCCGGCGGAGATTAAAGCCCTCTTGAAGCTGAGTGGGGTGGAAGTGGTTGAAACTCTGTTTGAAGCATATGGCGGCGAACACGACAAGTCACTCCACGATAACTACGGGCCGACCTATTGGCGGGTGATGGTGAGGCCATACAGTGGTGGTAAAGCCTTCCGATCCGCCCAACGGGACACCGCATGGCAACAGGTATGGGAGTGGTACAAACGTGGAGAGGATTTAAAATGACCGAAGAAGAATTGAAGGCCCTGTTGTTGGTGGAGGGGTTTGAGCTACATGTATACCCAACAGCTACAGACCCGGACGCGTTGTGGATGGTTGATTTTAATGACATGCACGGTCGCCGCAAAATCCCGGCGAACTCCACAAACAACACACGCGAAGAAGCCGTGCAGCAGGCGGTTGGTTACTACAAACTGGGCCCCCTACGATGAAAAAAAGACAACTGGTGACGCTGGATTTTGAAACTTTTTACGACAAAGAGTATTCGCTGCGCAAGCTGACGATGGAGGACTATATTCGTCACGACTTGTTTGAAGTTATCGGGGTGTCGGTAAAAATCGATGATGGCCCAACACAATGGTTTTCAGGAGGCCACAATGCCACACAGACTTTTCTCGACCAATTTGATTGGTCTAATTCTATGCTTCTCGCCCACAATACCGCCTTTGATGGGGCTATTCTTAACTGGCGGTTCGGCATCCGACCGTACGCTCTGGCTGACACTATGTCTATGGCTAATGCTGTCGGTGATGGTGCTGGGTCTGTTAGCTTGGCGGCGTTATCGGAGAAGTATCAGCTAGGCACCAAGGGCACTGAAGTACTGAATGCGTTGGGTAAACGTCGTTTGGATTTTACGCCGGACGAGTTGGCAGCGTACGGAGAGTATTGCAGCAACGACGTCGATCTGTGCTACCTGCTGTTCCAGCTTATGCTGGCGAGAGGGTTCCCCACCCAAGAACTAAAGCTGGTCGATTTGACTCTGCGGATGTTTACGGAGCCGGTGCTGGAACTGGACCTGTCACTGCTGGAGGGCCATCTGGAAGACCTGCGCATCAAGAAGCAGGAACTGCTGAATAACATCTCGTGCAGCAAAGAAGACTTGATGTCCAACCCCAAATTTGCGGAAGTTTTGCGTAGTATGGGTATCGACCCCCCGATGAAGATCAGCCCAGCTACGGGCCGGGAGACCTACGCCTTCGCTAAGACCGATGAGGCATTCAAGGCCCTGCCAGAGCAGTACCCCGAAGACACACCCATGCGGTTTGTTGTTGAGGCCCTTGTTGCTGCCCGGACGGGGTTGAAGTCGACACTGGAGGAGACCCGCACTGAACGCTTTATCGCCATAGCCAAGCGCGGCAAACTGTCGGTGCCAATTAAGTATAGCGGTACCAAGACCAAGCGTTGGTCGGGTGAGGGCGGAGGTATCAACATGCAAAACCTGCCCAAGAAGTCCCCCCTAAAGAAAGCCATACGCGCCCCCAAGGATCACTATGTTATCGGTGCTGACCTGTCAAATATCGAACTGCGCGTGGGGTTGTGGTTTGGTGGTATGGCGAACAAGCTGAAACTGATCGCTGGCGGTGTCGATCTATACCGCGACTTCATTGCCCCCGTGTTCGATGTCCCCTACGCCCAAGTAAACCCAGACCAACGATTTATCGGCAAGACCTCACAACTCAGTCTGATCTACGGTGTTGGGGCCAAGAAACTCCGGCAGGCGATCATTACCGGCTCCATGATGTACCTCCAGAAGAAGATTGACATTGGCGATGCCGAAGCGGACCGCATCGTGAAACTGTATCGCAACGAGTATCACGGTATTGTCGACGCGTGGTATGAAGGTGACCGGGTTCTGGAAGCCATACTGAACGACCGATACATGGAATATGGCCCGGGGGGTGTGGTGCAAGTGCATGGCAGCAAAGGCATTCTCCTGCCATCTGGTCTGTATATGTCATACCCGGGGCTCCACAAAATGCAGGCGGACGGCAGGACACAATGGCGCTACAAGAGCCGTAAAGGATGGGAATACATCTATGGTGCAAAGGTCTTCCAACAAACCATTCAGGCCCTAGCCCGCTGCATTATGGGTGATGGTATGCTGCGTATCCGGAAAGTACTTCCCGAGTGCCCAATTGCGTTGACGGTGCATGACGCGGCCTACCCGATAGCTCACAAAACGCGGGCGCAGGAGGTACTGGACACGGTGATCCGGCTGTTGTGTGTCCCACCGGACTGGGGCCGAGATATCCCGCTGGCTGCAGAGGGTGGGTTTGGTGAAACTTTGAAAGATTGCTGAACATGGATTATTCGGAATTGTGGCTACGCAGCAAAACGGCGTTACGGGCTATGGATGACGCCATCCTCACGGGAGAGTATGATCGCGCTGAGAAGATCGCTGATGAACTTGTGGTTGAAATCAGACTCTTACGAAACGCTGTCATTCTTGAACGAGAGAGGAAATGCCCCGATGAGCATAAAATGGTCGTACAGCAGTCTGTCTCTGTTCCAGCAGTGCCCGAAGAAATACCACCGGTTGCGAGTGGTGAAGGACATCAAGGAGCCCCCGTCGGAGCAGATGCGGTACGGTTTGGACGCCCACAAAGCGGCTGAAGAATATGTACGTGACGGCACTCCACTACCCGCTGGGTTTGCATTTTTACAACCGGTATTAGACAAACTGAAGGCCCTGCCGGGAGAGAAATTGTGCGAGTTCAAGCTGGGGTTGACTGAGGAGTTGGAGCCGTGTGACTTTTTTGCCGAGAACGTATGGTGGCGCGGCATCGCAGACTTGTTGATTATCGATGGGGATACGGCCCGGGTGTTGGACTACAAAACGGGCAAAGACAAGTATGCGGACAAGAAGCAGTTGGAGTTGCTGTCGTTGGCGGTGTTCAAGCACTTCCCGCATGTGAAGAAGGTAAAGGCGGGTCTATTGTTTGTGATCCACACCAACTTCATCAAAGAAGATTACCCACGCGAAAAAGAAGCAGCGATGTGGGCGAAGTGGTTGCCGGAGACAGATCGACTGGAGACGGCGTATGAGGATGATGTGTGGAACCCGAAGCCAAACTTTACTTGTCGGGCGTGGTGCCCGGTGATGGACTGCCCACATAACGGGAAAACGAGATAGGAGTTGACATGCCCTACGTAAACAAAAAACGCCCTTATGGGCGGGAATACGCCCAATATCAAGGCACTCCTGAGCAGATCAGAAACCGCGCCAAGCGCAACAAGGCCCGTGCTGAGATGATGAAAAAAGGCAAGGTGCACAAGGGTGATGGCATGGACGTTGATCATACAGTGCCAATCAGCAAAGGCGGCGGGAACTCTTCCAGCAATCTGCGTGTCAGAACAGACAATGAGAACCGCAGCTTTAGCCGCAACAGTGATCGGTCAGTGAAGCGGAACTCCCCGAAGAAAAAGTAACCGAATGATTGACCCCGGACGGGCCGGGGTGTAGGATGGTGGAAATAACGGGTGGGCGCAAAAGACGCTTTCACCCGATAACCTTTTGGAGAGACGGTGGAAATAGTCGGCAACAAGGCACTTCGTATCCGTGTCCGCAACCCGAAGCGGATCACAAATGTCATCCCGAAAAGCGCGATGATCGACGACCACGAAGTGCTAGTGAAGTGGGGGCTGGACGAATGTCAGGTGTTGAAAAACCTTGGCGTCAAGAACATCCCGTCACCAATCACCAAAGACTATAAATGGCCGGGGCTGTTTCAACCGTTTGACCACCAGCGCACTACCGCTGAATTCCTGACACTCAACCGCCGTGGGTTTTGTTTCAACGAGCAAGGCACTGGTAAAACCGCCAGCGTGATCTGGGCGGCTGACTACCTCATGAACATCGGGAAAGTGCGCAGGGTGCTGGTGCTGTGCCCGCTGTCGATCATGGGCTCTGCGTGGCAGAATGATCTGTTCAGGTTTGCAATGCACAGAACCACAGCCATTGCCCACAACCGTGACGGACGCAAGCGTAAGGAAGTTATCGACAGTGATGCTGAGTTTGTGATCATCAACTACGATGGGTTGGAGATTGTGTCCCCGGACGTGATCGCGGACGGTCGGTTTGACCTCATTGTTGTTGATGAAGCCAACGCATACAAGAACCCGACTACCAAGCGTTGGAAGACCCTGAACAAGATCATCCGGCCCGATACATGGCTGTGGATGCTTACAGGAACCCCGGCGTCACAGGCCCCCACCGATGCGTATGGTCTGGCGAAGCTGGTCAACCCCGGGGGTGTACCGAAGTTTGCGGGGGCGTTCCGTGATCTGGTGATGAACAAGATTACGCAGTTCAAGTGGACTCCCAAGATGGACGCTGTGGAGACCGTGCACAGGGTGCTGCAGCCTGCGATACGCTTTACAAAAGAGCAGTGTTTGGACTTGCCCGACATGATGTATGTGATGCGGGATGTGCCCCTGTCAAAGCAGCAGGAAAAGTATTATAAACAAATGCGCACGGAGATGTTGACGGTGGCGGCGGGTGAAGAGATCAGCGCCGTGAATGCCGCAGCAAAGTTGACTAAATTACTACAGATATCATGTGGTGCGGTATACGCCGACAGTAAAGAGATTGTGGACTTCGACTGCAAAGGCCGCATGGATGTTTTGAAAGAAATCATTGACGAGTCGAGTCATAAGGTTTTAATATTCGCTCCATACCGCCATAGCATCTACGCAATTGCAGCAGAACTAAAGCACTGCGGTTACACACTGGATGTGATCGACGGCGGTGTGCCCCCGAATAGACGCACTGAAATATTCAACAAGTTTCAGACAACCGATGAACCACGCATTCTGGTGATTCAACCACAGGCAGCTTCGCATGGCGTTACGCTGCACGCAGCAAACACAGTTGTGTATTGGTCGCCAGTTATGTCCGTAGAAACGTATCTTCAAGCGAACGCCCGGGTGCATCGGGCGGGCCAGAAAAATAAAGTCACCATCATGCACCTGCAGGGAAGTCCTGTTGAACGCAAGCTGTATAAAATGTTGAGTGGCAAAGTGGACATCCACGAAAAATTAGTTGATCTATATAAAGAGGAATTAGGAGAAAGCAATGACTGATGCAGTAACACAAGCACGGGAGCCTTCTGTCCCCGTGGACAAACTGATGAAGATTTTTATCAAAATTCGTGACTCAAGGGAGGCGCTATCGCGTAAATACGAGGAAGATGATGGGTTGCTGAAAGACCAGCAGGAAGTGATCAAGACACAGATTCTGGAAGTATGTAAGGAGTTGAATCTGGATAGCCTCAAGACCACCGCAGGCACCGCTACCCGCTCGGTCAAAACACGCTACTGGTCTTCGGACTGGGGCGCGTTGCATGAGTTTGTCAAGGAGCATGACGCGATGGACCTGATGGAACGGCGCGTGCACCAGACGAATATGAAGCAGTTTCTGGCGGAGAACCCTGATGTCCGTATCCCGGGCCTCAACTCTGACAGCTACTACGACATTACTGTTCGACGCAGCAAATAAACAAGGAGAAGTGAATGACTACTGAAATGACGCTGTTTAAAGATGGTGCGGTTCCCTCGTATTTGAAGGGCCGTGAAATGGACGCGGTGACCAAAGCCCTGATGGGTGGCGGCGCTACGACCAAACGTATCTCGATCAAAGGTGGTGTATGGCGGCTGATGTCTGGCGGCAAAGAGATCGCGGTGAACGAAGACCGGGCCATGAATGTGGTTGTGGTTGAAGCCGCTGCGAAAGTCTCGCGCGCGTTCTATGAAGGCACCTACGATCCGGACGCGGAGAAAGCCCCCTCCCCCACCTGCTGGTCTGCTGATGGTGATCGCCCGGATAAGTCGGTAGAGACCCCGCAAGGTGCGTCGTGCGCAGACTGCCCCAAGAACGTCAAGGGTTCCGGTCAAGGTGAGTCGCGTGCATGTCGCTTCTCGCGTCGTCTGGCGGTGGTGCTGGAGAACGATCTGAGTGGTGACGTGTATCAACTCACGCTGCCGTCGCAATCGATCTTCGGCAAGACCGAGAATGGCAAGATGCCGCTCAACGCCTACGCACAGTATCTGGCGGGCTTCAATGTGCCAATCACTGCGGTGGTTACGGAGATGCGGTTCGACACCAACAGCGCTACGCCGAAGCTGACGTTCAAAGCCGTGCGCCCGTTGACGGAAGCCGAGTTCCACCAGTGTGAAGCCCAAGGCAAGACCCCCGCAGCCAAGAGCGCGATCACTATGACTGTCGCGCAAGCGGATGGTGTGCAGAAGCTGGAGAACAAGACCGAAGCCCCGAAGGTGGCGGATGTGGTAGATAAGCAGCAGGAAGCCGCTGCACCCGGAGAAGAAGCCCCAAAGAAACGCGAGTCCACAAAGGCCGCTCCTCCGGAGCCGAAGAAGAGCCTGCAGTCTGTTATTGATCAGTGGGACGACTAAGTTCGGTGGTGGTTCGGGCGGGGTCGCTCCCCGCCCTTTTTCTTTGGAGGTATCATGCAAGACCCCACGAATGAAGGCATAACCCAATGTCCACACGAAACGAGTTCCTGAATGCGGTGCTGCCGCCTGATGGTGTCTACGTTGCGGTGTCTATCGACGACAATAAAAAAGTATCGCAGACATTTCACAATTCGGTCGCTGAACTTAATGAGCAACTGGAAACTATCACGCAGCAAAACAAGAACGCATTTTTCGCAACAGCCGCATACAACATCGAGACCACACGCACCAATGACAATGTAAAACATATCCGCTCGTTCTTCATGGACCTTGACTGCGATCCGGAAGACGACACCAAATTCCCCGACCAGAATACTGCTCTGGCGGAACTGAAAGCGTTTGTTCAAGACCTGCGCCTACCGAAACCCACTGTGGTTAACTCGGGACGCGGGATACACGCATACTGGCCGTTGCTGGAGCCGGTGGACCGCGTGAAGTGGAAGCCCGTTGCGGAGAAGCTGAAGCAGACCTGCATGTTCAAGGGCTTCCGTATTGACCCGGCGGTCACCGCCGATGCTGCGCGTATTTTGAGGGCACCCGGCACCCGCAACCATAAAGACCCGTCCAACCCGCTTGATGTGGAAGTGATGCGGGTGGGGGAGCCGGTTGCGTTCGACGATATGCGCAAGTTGTTGGGCGTGTCGGAGTTTGATCTGTTACCGGCAACAAAGCGCCCGATGGACGAGGTATCCAAGAAGCTGTTGGCGAACCGTCCGTCTGTATTCAAGAACATCCTGCAGAAAAGCGCGGCGGGGGAAGGCTGCGCCCACATTCTATACGCGGTTACACATCAAGCGGATATATCAGAACCCCATTGGCGGGCGGTGCTGTCGATTGCGGCCCACTGTGCGGACAAAGACAAGGCCATACACAAGGTCTCCAGTGCCCACCCGGACTACAACCCCGCAGATACAGAGCGTAAGGCTGGGTCGATCCGTGGTCCATATACCTGCGCCACCTTCCAAAACATCGACGCCACGCTTTGCGAGGGGTGCCCGCACTTTGGTAAAATAGCATCACCAATAGCCTTGGGCGCTGGTCGCGTACTGGAAGCCACGAAGGAAGATAACGTGGTCGAAGTGCCCGCAGTCGGTGATGAACCTGCGGTGGTGTATGAGATTCCGGAGTATCCGTTCCCGTTTTTCAGGGGCAAGAACGGCGGGGTGTATGTCCGGGACAAGCGGGAAGACAAGAGCGGTAACACGGTCGAAGAAGACAAGCTGATCTACGAGTATGACTTCTATGCCGTGAACCTGATCGAAGACCCGTATCTGGGCATGACGGCTCTGTTCCGAGTGCATTTCCCACAGGATGGGGTCAAGGAGTTCTGCGTGCCAGTGAAGGACATGCTGGCTAAAGACCGCTATCGGGATGTGTTGGGGATGAAGGGTATTTGCCCGTCAAATAGTCAATTGGAGAACATAATGGCGTATTCGAACCATTGGGTTCGGCACCATCAGAAGTTGCGCAAGGCTAGTTTAGGGCGCGTCCAATTTGGGTGGGCCGACAGCAACTCCTGCTTTATTGTGGGGGATCGGGAAATCTCGTCCGCTGGCATCACCTACAGCCCACCCACGGCCAATACCGTAGACATCATCCCCAAGTTTCGCAAGGCCGGGACGCTCGACGCGTGGAAGCAAGTCACCAAGTTCTATGCCAGACCGGGGCAGGAACTGCCCCTGTTCGCGCTGTTTGCGGGCTTCGCTGCTCCCCTGATGCCATTCACCGGTACGCGTGGTGGTGTGATCAGCCTGTATTCGAATAAGGGCGGCACCGGCAAGACGACCACCCTGCAGGCCATCAACAGCATATTCGGACACCCAGATGAGGCGATGCTGATCAAGACCGACACCGTAAACTCCCGGGTCAACCGGGTAGGCACCATGAACAATATCGCGGCTACAACTGACGAGATCACCAACGAGACCCCAGAAGCCCTGTCAGAATACATCTACTCTATGCTGCATGGCCGTGGCAAGAACCGACTGATGGGTAGCCAGAACATAGAGCGCATCAACAAGACGACGTGGAACACGATCAGCATCGTTACCGGCAACTCAACCATTTCGGACAAGTTGTATACCATTAAATCACTACCGGACGGTGAGTTGCGTCGACTGATGGAGTTCCCGTTCCCCACACAGGTCAACATCTCCAAGGGTGAGTCGGACGCCATTTTCCGGCCCCTGCAGGACAACTACGGCCACGCTGGAGAGGTGTATATACAATACATCCTGAACAACATGGGGCGGGTGGGCGACCTGCTGCTCAAGGTGCAGGGGAAAATCGACAAGGCTGCGGAACTCACCCAGCGAGAGCAATACTGGTCAGCGACTACAGCGGCGTGTATCTCGGGGGGTATTCTGGCGAAAGAGTCCGGGGCGCTGGACATCACCGACGACGACATCAAGCGGGTGTATGACTGGATTATCAATCAACTGAAGGTCATGCGTGGGCATGTGGCGATTGCGAATATCGAACCGGATGAAGTGCTGGGTATGTTTCTGTCCGAACACATCAACGATATGCTGATCATCAACGCCAGCGTGAAAGGCGGACTAAATGAGGGCCCGATCCGCGAGCCGAAAGGGAAGTTGTTGATCCGCTACGAGCCCGACACCAAAGACTTGATGATCAGTGTAGCGAAGTTTCGGGAATTTTGCACTAAGCGCCAGATGTCCTACAGCCACACCATCAAGGCACTACAGGCTGCGGGCGCACTGCATGGTGAGACGCGGAAGCGGTTGGGTAAGGGCACCCACATTTCGGTCAATGAACGGGTGTTGGTGTTTCGGAACGTAAACGAGAAATTTGTTTTGGGAGAGGTCGATGTGGACGCATGGTTTGCGAGTCAGGATAAACTGGCATGATTTCCCCGTCAGTGCGTCCGCGTTTGTGCCGGGGGTCGAGACGCGGTTGCTGCGCAACGATATTCAGAAGGAAGCCGACGCACTAGGTGTTGTGGTGTTGCTGGAAGAGGTCGCGGAGTTCGGGTATATGGGTGTCCGTGTTTGGCGAATTGGATAAAGGAAAAAGAAATGAATGACTTGGAAATGATTAAGAAGTGCGCGGAGAAGATGGGTTTTGTTCTGACGTTACTACCCCCTGATATGCGCCGTACTGACGGAGTGGTTGAGTTGGCGATAGCCACAGAAACTGCTTGGGGTATGAATCACACGATCTACAATCCCTTCTGTGACGACGCGCAAGCAATGGCGCTGGTGAAGAAGTTTAAGCTGACAATTTCAACTGGTCTGGATGGTTGGAGTGCAAACTATGCCGCGACAGGATGGGTTTCAAACCAAGACCTAAACCGCGCCATCTGCGAATGTGTGGCGAAACTACCCTGACCCCTTGCACCACCCGTTTTTCTGTGCCACTATCCGCCCGACGCTGGACTCTCTCCCCAGTCGTCGCTTCTCCTCCTCGTTTACCCCCGGCTTCGGCTGGGGGTTTTTTCTTACTCTTCCCCTTCAGCAGCCTTACGCACCCGCTCTTTGAGTTTCGGGTCGATCTGTACCCCATAGATAGCCTGCTGCTCCCTGCGATCACGTCCTTTGACTGAAGCAATGATGTCCTTGGGTTTGATCGCCACCTCGGGGAACGCCATATTGAACGCTGCAATGCGCTCCTGCACACCCATCAGGGCATCCACATCCCCAGCATCCGCTGCGGTCTCATACTGATCAAACAGGCGGCGTTTACGGTCACGCACGAACGTCTCCATCTCCTTCATGTAACCGCGTTTCTCGTAAATCTCAGTCAGCTTGGTCGGCGCAAACCCACCCAACTGGAACATTGCGTTCATGATATTGATGTCGTCCGTGATTGGATCACCCTTCAAAGTCGTGGCACCCTCCACCCCAAACCGCATGGCCTTCAAACCGTTACGCAGTGCGGCGGGAGCACCGGCTTCAATCCCACGATACCAATACCCGTCGTCGATCATCTGCGCAGCCCGGTTCATGTTGGTCAGGATGCTGAACGGTGCCCCCAAGAATATCTGCTCGATGTAGTAGCGCAGTGCCCCAAGTTCGGCTTTACTGCGGGAGTCGTCCCGGATCAGCAGGTCACCAAAACCCGTACGTTGTGCGACCTCAAGACCGGTTAGGTAGTTGGTCGGGCCCTTGAACGTGAACTCACCCAGCGCGTTGCGCATGGTGTTGCGGAAGTCCGGATACTCATCGTCATCCCCGAACGCCGACTGAAACACGTTGTAGAGGAACTCCCCCACCCCCACGAACGGCAGGCCCTGTGCACCGGCAAACGCAAACGTCATGGCATACGTCCCCAGCAACTGCTTCCGGGCGATGTTCTTGGCTAACTCCCGTTCTTGCGGTGACAGACTGCTATCCCCTTTGATCGCTACATACGCCATACGCGCAGTACGGAACATCATCAGTTGAGCGAAGCGTTTGAAGATCAACACAACACGACCCAGTGGGTGCTGGAATATCGGCCCCGCAGTCTCCATCATGCCGCTGCCGTGGGACTTGGTGATCATGTCGACGGCTTCATTCACGGCTTCGGTCTCAGACAAACCTTTTTGTTTTGCCAGCGTGTAGGCGGCGATTGCGGTGATCTCACGGTTTGCCATCTCTGAATGCTGGTAGGCGAACGTCATGGCGATACTGGCGGCGCGTTTGACCTTGCTGTCCGGAGACGACGGCTGTGACCGCATGTCCAGAATCTCCTGCGAGATCGAGATGTTGATCTGACCACGGCGCTGCAGTTCGTCATACAGGCCACGCAACGGGCTGTCTTTTGGCAGGGTGTTCAGAGGTGACAGGTAACCAAATTTCTTGAAGTTGTCCCCGGCGTTTTTATATACTGATTTGCCATACGCCTTGTATGCACCCATCAGGGCCGCAGTCGCTTTACCCGCGCCATACTTACTTGCCATCATGGGGTAGGCGATCATCGGGGTCTGCGTCAAGTTGATCAGAGCGGTGGATACGTTGGCCCCGAGGAAGTACGAGAACGTCAGCCAGTTGATGTTCGACGCCAGCTTGTTGATCGTCGGATTCAGCATTGTGGTGAGGCGCGACCCCGGCTCCGCCGAAATTTGTGTGGCTACTTCGTCGGCTAGTGGGTCAAACCCACGCGGGTCTTTGCTGGATATGTCCGCCAACTCATTACGGCCCAGCGCAGCGGTCTCTTCAATCCGACGGTTATACAGACGTGATGCCGTCTGTGAAATGAGCTTCGGGGCGGTAGCAGTGTAGCTACGCAGCACGTCTTTCTCAAAACCAGCACGACCTTCCCGCTTGATCATATTCATGATTGCCGACTGCTGCGGATTCAACCGAAGCAGGGCTTTATATACATCGTTCACCACATCATCAGCCACACCGTTGTCGCGCATAGCCCGCAGAGTACGTTGGATCATGGGGTCAGACGGCGGGGTGCGGCCAGCGATAACCTCATCCAGATTCTTGTATTGCTTGAAATCCTTGCTGTTACGGTCGATCTTGTTCTCAGCGATAAACCGATTGCGCTGCTCCGGGGTTTCAAACGCCATAACAATCTGCTCACCGTTCTTCTCAAACCGCATCCAGTAATCGCCAAACCGCATCAGCGGGAAGTAGGGCTTGATCTTGCTCTCGATACCTGCCTTGATCTCATCGATCTCATTCTTGGGCAGCACGGCCAAGTCTTTCTCCAGCGCGGCGATGTAGTCCTTGTACAGCTTCTCGTAGTGCTCCTTGATCTCGGTGTAGGACTTCTTCAGGTCATCCGGCAGCGCCTTATAACGCGCCAACAGGTCCGGGCCTTGTTTGGCGGCGGGGTTACCACTGTTCTTCGGGTCGGCGGGATCAAACCGGGCCAACGTAGCGTCGTACACCACTTCGGTGAACTTGTCGTATTCTTTTTTGAGCGCCGTCGTCTGGCTGTATTTGTTCACCACTCGCTGCAATGACTTGGCGGTCTGACCTGCGCGGTCGATCTGGGTGTTCTCATAACCCCGGCGTTCGTTGAGTAGGTCTACAACCCCCCGCAGTGCAGGTGCCCGGTTGCCATAAATCTCCACCAGATGATTCAGGTCCAACGTCTTCACCGCAGCACCCAGCACGCCACGGCTCATCTTGCCAACGACGTCGCTCCATGCTCCGGAAAACTTAGGTAGGTTTGTGGAACTATCACCCATCGTGTTGAGCATGTTTCTGTAGGCGGCGGAAGCACCCGATACATCAGCATTGAGAAACAGAATGTCCCCGGGCGTTTTGGGGATCGTCTTACCAGCACGGATAATCTTGCCAATAATCTCGTCGATACGGTCCAACGCGGTGTTCGAACTGCGCGGCGACATACCAAAGAACTTACGCACAGCGTTCACAAACCAGTCATACGCGGTCTTCAACGCACCTTGCGGAATGCGAATGCTGCGCAGCATCTGTTGGAACTCAGAGTTGGACTGGGCTTCTGCGGCGAACTCCTGCAAGCTGGTCGCGCCATACTGCCCCTCTATACGCGGACGTATCCGGGTGAACAACTCATTCAGTTGACGAGTCAGCGGGTGCATCCGGCTACGCAGAACATGGGAGATCGCGGCATGGGTAGTTTCATGCAGGATGGTGTGTTCGTG